TGCCTCCAGAAATGGCAGTTTAGCTGTTGGAATGGTAAGCAGGCCAAAGACCTCAAGCATCTGCTAAAAGAACCGCAAGCGAAGTTTGCTTTATGGCTAGAGGCCAACATGGATAAACTGAAGCCGGAAGCCTTGGGCCATGCTAATCACTACCACGCAACTTGGATGAAAAAGCTGCCTTATTGGGCTAAGGGCAAAAAACCTGTCAAAGTTGTCGGACAGCATGCATTCTACAAACTATAATGGACCCGCTACGTTACCTCAGATTTTTAAAGGAAATTGCAGATGAAATCAGTGACACCATCGCAGAAGCAAATGAGCAGGAGAGCAAAAAAAAGTTTGTGGTTTATTACGCTGACCTGATTGGCAACTTATATTGGCGCAAAACATTTGAGCCGGAAGAGGGACAGACGCACATGGGGGCGTGGTCAGAAGCACCCGGAAGATATATAATCTGGCACGGTTGGTCTAATGAGATTGACCGTAAAGAAATCGAAGAAGAAATTATTGCATTGATAGAAAGTGACTATGACGAAATCAGAGAAGCTTTGGCCCCGGAAAACTAAGTTAGTTAATTTTCGGATTACAGAAGGAGATTACAAGCAGTGGGTTTGCGCTGCAAAAAAGGAATCGAAATCGCTTGCCCAACTAATGCGAGAGGGTATGATGCTCAGGATTTCACCCGGCAAGTGTCGGGATGGAGCGCAAACTAAAACTTTGATGGGTTAGCTTGCGACAAACGACATAAGCCCCTCTGGGTTGTTGGATACTTTCCAGAGGGGTTTTATCTAAGGAAAAGGTTGTTTTTTAAATGATTATCAAATAGGGTAAAAAAAGAGAGGGGCCGAAACCCCCCTCCGTTATGATGAACAAAACCAAACAATAAAACAAAAACAGTATGAACATATCCACAATACAAACAGGCTCAGCTATGTCAACCCCGGGTAATGCTATGGCTGGAGCAGAACACACACGCAAAGCAGCAGAGGTCCAATCAGCAATGGCGATTGCCAAACGCTTCCCAAGGGATCAAAAGCTGGCTTATCTTAATATCATTGAATCATGCAAACGGCCAAGCCTAGCAGACAAGGCCATGTATTCATATCCCAGAGGGGGGCAAACCGTCATGGGGCCGTCGATCCGGCTCGCAGAGGTTTTGGCTCAGAACTGGGGCAACATGGATTTTGGGTTGCTAGAACTTGATAGATCGGAAGGCGAATCTTCCGTCATGGCTTACGCATGGGATCTTGAAACTAACGTCAAGCGGACAACCGTGTTTCAGGTCGCACACAAAAGGGATACCCGGCAGGGGTCTAAAAAACTGACAGATGAGAGAGACATCTATGAGCTTGTAGCAAACATGGGTGCGCGAAGGCTCAGAGCTTGTATTCTCAATGTGATCCCCGGTGACATTGTAGAAGAGGCGGTCAATGAATGTAACCGAACCATGAGTGGCCGAAGCAATGAGCCGATCAAGGACCGGCTAAGGAAGATGCTAAACGCTTTTTCCAGCATCTCAGTTGATGCAGCCATGATCGAGCGATTCCTTGAGCATCCTCTTGATAACATAAACGAGGAAGAGCTTAACAATCTTAGGGCTATTTATACCACCATCAAAGACGGTCAGGCTAAGCGGGAGGATTATTTTGAGATGAATAAGCTTCCCCACCCTCATGAGACAATCGAAGAAATGCCAAACGAAGACGATGAGATCCCGATGGACGAAGAGCCTTTACCTGCAAACCCGGAACCCCCGGTTGCAAAAAAACGAGGCCGGCCTAAAAAAGAAAAATCCTTGAGAGAAAAATTCTATGCAGAATTCAAGGGAGATTACGTGAAGGTAATCGAATACTGTGTGCAGCTCGAATGGCTGGAGGAAGGCCAAACCCTAGAGGATCTTGATGACAAACACGTTGAGATGATCATGAACCAAAAAGAAGCGTTTAAAAAAGAAATTGCAAAATGAACTACCGAATATTTGATATTGAGACCGGGCCAGTGAGCTTAGACAAACTTCAGGATCAGATGCCTGAATTTAAAGCTCCGTCTAACTATAAGGACGAGGAAAAGATCGCTGCATACATTGAGGAACAGCAAAGTAAATGGATCGAGAAAGCTGCCCTTGACGCTAGCACAGGCCGGGTGATGGCCATTGGCGTTAAAGATTCAAACGGCAACAAGATTATTAAGGAGGAGCATTTTGAGGGGGAAAGAGAGATTCTGCAATGGTTCTGGGATGAAGTGACAGACACACATGCAGACACAACTTGGGTTGGCTTTAACTCCAACAGCTTTGATTTGCCTTTCCTGTTTCGCAGATCATTGATCTATCAGATTCAGCCGGGATACTCATTCCGTGAGTCTAGATACTGGCCTGCAAGGTTTCTGGACCTACTTGAGGTTTGGGCCTGTGGCAATCGGGAACAAAGGATCAGCCTTGATAAAATGGCGAAGCTTCTAGGCGTGGGAGGCAAGAGTGGATCCGGCAAAATGTTCGCTGAGCTTTATAGCACAGATCGAAAATCTGCCCTTGAGTATTTAAAGCATGATCTAAATTTAACCGAGGCTGTTCTAAAACGGATGCAGCTTTGGATCACAAACAAAAACTAAAAAGAAAAACAAAACAAAATGAGACTAGAAGAAATATGCCCAACAAGAGCCAAGCAACTCCTTGCTCAGAATCATACTAACAGAAACTTAAATCAGCGGTTAGTAGGCAAGCTGTCTGAAGCAATTGTAAACGATCATTGGAAGGTTAATGGCGAAACAATTAAGCTATCAAAAAGGGGGAGGCTTTTAGACGGTCAGCATAGATTGCATGCAATCATCATGGCTAAAAAGCCAGCCAAGACATACTTGATTGATGGGCTTGAGGAAGATTGCCATTCCACAATTGATGCAGGGTTAAGGCGAACAGGTGGCCATGCGTTACAATTCTTAGGAGTAAAAAACAGTAATTTAGTTGCTTCGGCTATAGGAATGGTCTACAGGATCAGGATTAAAGACCTAAAAGCAAGCCCAAGATATACAAACGAAGATATAGTTAGAGAGCATCAAATAGATCCAGAAGGGTATAATAAAGCAGCATCATTTATTGCAGGCAGGAAGTGGCTTGTTAAATTTCTCGGAAGTTCTGTTGCTGCTGCATGCTATTATTTAACTCAAAAATTAAATGCTGAACAATCTGACGTATTTTTTAAAGCTTTAGCCAGTGGCGAAAATCTGCAACATGGAGATCCTGTTTTTGCTTTGAGAAATCAGTTAATGAACAAGCGATCTATTCAGGGAAAACTAGAAAGAGGGAAACAGGTCCGATATAATATCTATCAAGACATTGCTTATGCTTGGAATGCGTTAAGGGATAAGCGGAGCATTAAAAAAATTATGGTTAGAGAAAATACACCTTTTATTGAGCTAAAATGATCGCACCTTATGAGAGAAAACCGGTTCTGCATTCTGGTTATGCATGGGCTCAGATCAGCCACATGTGGCCGCCCGGCACAAAACTCGAACAGGCATTTCGTCAAACAGTCAAAGCATGTATTGCGATGGGGCTAATAACTTTTAAAAGACCCATTGAAGGACGAGAGCTGGATTTGCTGGAGAAGCGAGTGCAAATGCAAAACTGGGAGAAGGGAAAACGAAGATAATGAGAAGAGCCGCCAGAGTCGACGCAAATCACACAGGCATTGTTCAGGGCTTAAGAAAAGCCGGATGCAGTGTTTTAGATTTGGCCCGAATGGGTAAGGGTTGCCCGGACATCCTTGTTGGCTTTGGCGGCCTTAACATTCTCATGGAGATCAAAGACGGAGACAAACCGCCATCAGCCCGAAAGCTTACCACGGATGAAGCCAAGTTTCATCGAGACTGGAAGGGCATGGCTACGGTGGTCAATGATCTGGGGGAAGCCCTAAAAGAGATCAATGAGATGATCAAAACAAACCGGGGTTTTAAGGATTGATTTTTTTTGTGGATAAAAAGATATTTAAAAGATATGAATAAGCGAGGAAGACCAGCAACAGGAAAAAAAGTGGTATCAGGTGGCATGACTTTGACGAGAGAAGAATGGCAACTGATTGACAGGCTGAAAGGCGACTCCAGCCGGGGGGAATGGCTCCGGCAGCAATGCAAAGACCAATGGAAAAAACATGGGCTTACCGTATAGCAAATTTTTCTGGGGGGATTACCTCAAGGATACCCGGATGCTCAGCCTAGAGGCAAAGGGCGCATGGATGGACATTCTATGCCATCTCAGTCAGCTCGATGAACCGGGCGAAGCAGGATACAAAATTCAGTCATGGGCAAGGCTTTTGGGGGTGGGTAAAAGAATAGCCCGGAGGGTCATTAATGAAATTGGCGAAGCGAAAGTTGGTAAAGTTTGGGAAAAGGATGAACTCATTTTTGTATCAAACTCTCGCATAAAAAATGATTTTTCCAAATTTATTGAGAAGCAAACTCAGGCAAGCGAAGCTGGCAAACTTGGTGCGGAAAAAAGGCATAACCCGTTGGGAATCAATGAAAGCACCCTAGCATCCGCTAAAAAAACATCTAGCGGACAGGGTAGCGAAAGCCATGGCAGAACAGGTGGCGGTCGCTTAGCTATATCAGAATCCAGAATCCAGAATCCAAATAATAATAATAAAGGATCAGTTGAGGCTTCTATTCCAACGCTTGAGGAGGTTTTGGATCACGCAAAAATTGCCGGGGTGACCAAGGGGGCGGCAACTGCTTTTTGGAACTGGGTAGAGGGCGAGAATCGTTGGATTAATTCGCATGGCAAAATGATCAATTGGAAAGTCAAAATGAGATCATGGCAGACAAATGACCGAAAGTTTCAGTCAAATGGCAAATCCGGATTCGAACCGATTCCATTCGGCGGCAAATGAACAAAACAAAAACAAAACAGAACGAACATGATAGACAGATCAAGATGGGGCCTTACTCCTTACCGAGAAAAGCCCAAAAGATGGGCCGTTGAATCACTCAGCAGTGATGATTTTTTTGAAACTCCGACAGTTTGCAAGGTTTGCGATCATCCCCTGCAGGTTAAAATCCACAAATCCTTTCGAGATTCGTTTGTAACAGGCTTTTGGGGGGCAAGTGATAAAGGGATAGCGGAAAGCGGGGAAGATGTCTTAAATCGAATCCTGAAGGCTTTGAGGGGCATGGCTACATGCGAGCGTTGCTTCAAGGCCCGGGAGGATTACGTGGCAGCGAGAGAAAACATCATCAAGGTGGCAAATTGGGTCAGCAGGCTCTTCGATCCGGTCAGCGGAATGAGCCGAGCAGAACCTGAAGACCAAAAGAAAAAGCAGGACATCCTCATATCATGGACAAAGAAATGGTCCGAAGCTCTCCGGAGGATGAACAAGCAGTTGACTTTGGTTTACTGTGACGAGATGGCCGGGATTATCTGGAAAAGGCCAAAAGCAGCCGATTACTACCTCGATGCAATTGAACAACGAATCTACAACGGAACAAAACCTTATGAGCAAGAGCGATCTATCAAAAATCTTTGGAACAGTGTCCAATAAATCAAGGCCAGTTTATGAGACTCAGGCTGATCGAAATAATGAGCAAAGCATTATCAGAAAATATTGTCAGAAGTTTGGTCTGACGTATCACAAGCAACCAAAAAGACATGTGCTTGATTATGCACTCTTTAGAGAGAACAACATTTTCCACGGTTTTGCAGAGGTTAAAAAAAGAAAATGCAAAAAAAGCACTTACTCAACTTATTTACTTAGCCGGGATAAGTGGGATGCCATGAAAATGGCTAAATTGCACAATGATCATTCCACAACACTAATCGTTCAGTGGGCTGATTGCATTGGATACTGTTGGCTGTGGATGCTTGGTGACCCGCATTGGGTCTGGGGTGGCAGAACAGACCGCAATGATCCAGATGATCAAGAGCTTTGTGCGTTAATAAATATATCAGATTTTGAGGAACTATGACGAACGATCAGAAATGGCAGGTTGCTCAGATACAAGAGCGATGGGCAATTAGCCATCTTGAAAAAATTAACATCAAGTCCGGGCAGATAAGCCATGCACAAGCAGAGTCGGTCTTGATTTCTTTTCTAGCAAAATCAGGATTTAGGGATTTGGCTAATAGATTTAAAAATTTGCAAGAAGAGCTTGGCTGGACCTATACAGAAGAGAAGTGAATCGCACAGACGCTAAACGGTTTATGGTCCAAGATATTATTGCAAGGTATCCAGATTACCCGGCAAGAACTTTGGCTAAAACATTACACGCAGAGAGTCCGGAATTATTTGACTCAGTAGAAGCAGCACGTTGCCAGATCAGATGGCACATAGGCCAATTAGGCCAACAAAGCCGTAACGCTAAAAAAACCAGTCATCGCAAAGCTAGAAAATCAGGTCAACTCATGGACATTCCTAAAAGCAAAGCTAAACCAATTAAGCCGCATATTATCAGGGGGCAAAACAAGATGCTAATCATTAGCGATCTGCATTTGCCTTACCACGATGAGCAAGCAATAAGGGTTGCTCTTGAAAAAGGAAAAGCGGAGGACGTTAATATCATTATTTTGCTTGGAGACGTTCTTGACATGTATCAGTTGAGCCAGTGGGTAAAGGATCCCAAGAATCCAGACATGAAAACGGAACTTGAGATATGCCGAAGGTTTCTTGAGTTGCTAAAAAAAGAATTTCCTAAAGCTGAAATTATATGGAAAGAGGGAAATCATGAAGAGAGGTGGCAAACATATTTTTTTAGAAATGCTCCAGACGTTGCAGTGCTTCCCGGGATGACGGTTTATGACTACATGAACGTTGAGCAATATGGCATTCAAGTAGTCAGGGAGAAAAGGCCAATAATCGTCTCAACCCTTTTGCTCTATCATGGGCATGAACTGCCTAGGGGCTTAACTAATCCTGTAAATCAGGCAAGAGGTCAATGGTTGAGAGCAACCGCAAATATGGTTGCAGGACATGGACACCGATCATCCTCGCACACAGAAAAAACAGCAACCGGGCAGATTTTCAGCAACTGGTCGATTGGGTGCCTTTGTGACTTGAACCCGCAATATAATATGATAAACAAATGGAATCACGGCTTTGGCATTCTCACGCAAGAGGGTCCAAAGTCTTTTCATTTTAACAATTATTCAATTCACGATGGCAAATTATTTGGAGCCCCAAAAAATGTTGAGCGATGAGCAAATTAGGGACATTGCAATTCAGGAGTTTAGCACAAAAGCTAAAAACAAATTCGACGCAGGCACACGTGAACATAATCCGGACGGAACAAAAGGGCTTAGTAGGTGCAGCACTTTGCAGATAATACAAGCCTGCAAAGAAGAGGCGTGGGATCAGATTTTTTATCTGACTGCACTGGAGCAGCAGTTAAAAGCTGACATGTGATTAACGAAAGAACCATTGAACCTTGCTGGGATGAGCATGTTGAGGATTGGCCACCTGAGCTGGTTGAAAGGTTTAACCGTGAGTATGAGAGATTTTGCAGGGAAAGGGGCCTGCTAACTGGGGCAAAATTATACCGAGAAACAAACAAACAATTCTATGAACGCAAACGAAGTAATAAGACGAACTGAAAAGGCATTCGGCCTTCAAGAGGGGCAAATATATAGCAAAAGAAGATTCTACTACATAGCAAGAGTCAGAATGGTTGCGATGTATTTTCTCAGAACATTATACAATCTGACGTATAAACGGATTGCAGAAATTTTTGGCATGGATCACGGAACTGCAATGAATGCAAATCGCAGAGTCAAAGACATGCTAAAAACCGAACCCGGAACAAAACTAATAATAAACAAACTACAGAAAGAACTATTGGCACCATGAATTACGTTGCAAAAATAAACCTATCTAAAATAACAAAAGAGAGGCTCTACAAGGGCAAACAAGGTGATTACTTAAACCTGTGGATTTTCCCTAAAAAATCTGAACCCGGAACTTTGCTTATAAAAGAATCCACGACAAAAAAAGAAAGAGAAGAAGGGATAGATTTAGAGATATTGGGTGACATGAGGCCATACGAAGGTAAGGTTTCAGAAGAGGGCAACCAGTCAAATGTTTTTGATAACGGCCCAATGCAATCAAAGCCGGTAATGCCCAAAAACGAGCATCTTAAACAAGATGAGGATTTCGATCCTCCTTTCTAAAAAATGAGCTACCTAAATCAGCCAGCCAAATTTTCTGAAGCCTTTAAGAGGCTCAAAGCTAAAAAAGAAATTGCCAGCCGTTTGTCTTCTAAGCAGTGGCAGAAAGTTCCAGCCGCAATCAAAGACAGGGCATTTTTTTCAAGCCGTGTTGCCTCTGCTAGATTTCTAACTAAAGCAAAAAAGCTAATGCAGTCTTTTATGCTTAAACAAATTGAAGACGTAGTAAGCCCGGATGGAGTTAAGGAAAAGGCAATCAAGATTGGAGGCCGTGCTGATTTTGTGGATAGACTAAAGGACTTTGTGCTTAACGAGGGACTTGGTGAAGCACTGCCCCCCGGAACCCCTAGAGGGCAACGGGGGGTTATTCCTGAAATGAAAGACCTTGCCTCTTCACGGAGGCTTGGCCTTATTTTTGAAACTAACATTCGGTCCGCATACGGATACGGCAACTTCCAAGCATCTACCGATCCAGACGTTTCTAACGTTTACCCTGCGTGGCGATTTGTCCGGGGTGGTTATGTTAAAGAGCCAAGGCCTCTGCATAAAAAATACGAGAACACAGTAAGACGCAAGGACGATACAAAGTTCTGGTTAGAGATGAACAAGAAGGAGATTGGGGGACTAGGAGTGCCTCATGGCCCTTGGGGGTTTAATAGCCAGATGACCGTTCAAGAGGTTGACAGGGGAGAAGCCATAAAGCTTGGCCTAATCAAAAAGGATGAAAAAATCAAAGAGCCGAGATCTGAGTTTAACAAAGCCCTTTCAGTTGACCTTTCTAGGATGGACAAGGGGGTTGTGGCTCGCTTAAAAAAGGCTTTTGGTAAAAGCATAAAGACCAAAGGCAAAACACTCTCATGGACGAAATAAAAGTATTCTGCTCACATACTGAGATGCGTGATCCGGTTTCACTGGTCGAGCATCCACGTAACTACAACACGCACCCGGCTGAACAGATCCGGCTCCTAGCTAAGATTATTAAACATCAAGGTTGGCGCAACCCGATTACGGTTTCCAAGCGATCCGGCTATGTGGTCAAGGGGCATGGACGCCTTGCTGCTGCAATGCTTTTAAAATGTAATGAAGTGCCAATTGACCTTCAGGATTACAGGGACGAGGCTTCAGAGCTTGCAGACATGATAGCGGACAATCGCATTGCTGAATTAGCAGAAGCTGATCAGGATGAATTAAAGGGGTTGCTGCTGGATGAAAACTTTAACGGATTCGATATAGAGCTGACAGGATTTGATCAAGAGGATTTTGATCGTCTTTTGAAAAATGAAATGCAGGTCGATCACATGGTCTCTGGAGAAGAAGCATCACAAAGCAGAGAGGATCTTCAGGAATCTTATCTGAACTCAGATATAAGGCAAATAGTCTTAATTTATGACGCAGCAGAGTATGAGGAAGTGACTGAAAAGTTTGAGACTATAAGGAAAGAAAATCAGATCAGCACAAATGTAGATGTTGTGAATTATCTCCTTCAGTTGCATGAAAACAATCAACCTGCGTAAGCAAAAAATAGATTATAAATCATTTGTAAAAAAAGCTGCCGCAGAATCTGATTGTAAAACGTTAATTGCTGAGGAAAGCATTTTCAAAGATTCAGAAACGGGTGCCTTGCTAGGTTTGTATTGCAAGCCTAATGATCAAGACTCGTTTTTTGAGACGCTGCGTAAAACTTGCTTAAATACAAAATATCACAAGAGCACTAGAACGAGTGGCATCGTCACAACTAGTAGAATTTTTGGATATAGCCCCAGAAATCCTTTGCGTAAAAATTTTTGTTCGATGGCTTCTCTCGGCTATGAACAAAAAAACCAACATAAAGCACTTTTGCAGGGGGGGAGGATAGCTTCCAGTTTATACTACAAACATAACCCAGAACTTCACGGCAAGCATGAAGGCTTAAGCGAAAAAAAAGTCCTTCCTGATTTTAGAATTAAAGAAACACCTTTCACTTCTGGAATCGTGAATGACAATAATCCGTTATGCTATCATTTCGACGCAGGAAACTTCCATAATGTCTGGTCTGCGATGATTGTTCTCAAGCAGGGGGTGCAAAACGGACATTTATCAATGCCAGAATACGGAGTTAAATGCGAAGTAGCGGACAAATCTATTTTCTTTTTTGACGGACAAAGCATTCTGCATGGAGTCACCCCTATCGTCAAAACGAACGCATGGGGAAGAAGGTTTAGCATAGTTTATTATTCTCTCAGGGACATGTGGAAATGCCTGCCTGTAACTGATGAGGTTGCGAGAATCAGAAACCTAAGGACGGAAATGGAAACCAAAGGTTATGTCCCAGCAATTAAGCAAAAGAAATGAAAACTTTTTCAGATTTTTCTAAATGTGCCTGTAAAGGCATACAGTTTATACATCGAAAAGGAACTTCAGACCTGCAAGCTGTCGAGGAAGTGGTTGCAAAAAATTCTTATGAGAGGAAAAGGGTTTTAGGATTCCCGGGTCTCAAGTTTGAGATCGAAGCTGGGGAAACTTGGATAGACATCGGAGGTAACATTGGCGCATTCGCTTTGCTTGCCGCATCTAAGGGAGCTGAGGTATTTTCGTTTGAACCCGACCCGGAAAATTATGCAATGCTCTGTCACAATCTTAAAATAAACGCATTTGGTAAAAAGGTTTCAGCTTTTGAGCATGGGCTTTACTCCGGCCAAGAATCTAAGACTTTGAATTTTTACAGGAATTCTAATAACGGAAAATTATGGAGGAATGGTTTTTATAAAAAATGGCGTAATGGTGAATGCATTGCGGCAAGACTTGAGCCAGTGGAAAATTATTGGAACGAAAATAATTGCGTCAAGTTAGATGCAGAAGGAGCTGAAATGGAGATTCTGGAATCTTATGCTAAACGTCCCGTCAAGAAGTTGGTATTTGAATGGAGCTTTGACGTTGATTCAAGCATTGAAAGATTCATGAATGTCATCAACGAATTGAGAAAAGTTTACAAGCATGTCTTGAACGCTAAAGTTGATGAGAGCGTTAGTCACTGGAAGCCTGAATGGTTTCCTCCGGCGAAAACAATTTGGTGCTTCAATGAAAACTAAACCTGATCGAAAAGTGCAAAAATCTTCTAGCCGTAATGGATCATTACCTAAGCCTAAGAAGGTGGGCAGACCAAAAATTGAGCTCCCTGTCGAAATGGCTCACGGCTTTGGTCAGCTTGGGCTTACGTTCGATGACATGGCAGACATTTTAGGTATTTCAAGACGGACCGTTGCCCGAGAATTCTCAGAGGGAGAGGCCTCAGATTTTGTCACCGAGTATCGACGAGGCCGGGCTAATACAAACCGAAGCATCAGGATGAAGATCCTACAGAGGGCAATTAAGGAAGATAAGGATAACGTCTTGCTTTTTGCGGCTAAGAATTATTGCGGCATGAAGGAGACGGCAGAGGTCGATCATCAGGGGCAGATTTCCGTTAACGTTACTATGGGTGGCGAGGTAATTAAGCAACCTAAGTGGATGCATAATTGAATTTTAATGTCGATATTCCCCAGCCGCATTCCGGGCAAGAACGGATCCTCGATCACGCTAAAAGGTTTAACGTTCTTCAATGTGGCAGACGCTTTGGCAAGACCACTCTAGGCTTGCACATAGCCCTATTCGCCTCTGTCCTAGGTAAAACCTACGGATGGTTCTCTCCAACCTATAAGCTCATGTCTGAGCAATGGAACGAGGTTATTAGGCAACTTGGATCAATTATTGCCCGGACTGATAAACACACCAGAGAGATACACCTTGCCACAGGGGGGCGCATAGATTTTTGGTCGCTCGAAAAAGCAGATGCCGGACGTGGGCGCAAATATCACGGGGTTATCATTGACGAGGCTTCTGTAGTGCGAGACCTAAAAACCAAGTGGGAGCAGGATATTCGACCAACCCTTACCGATTACAAGGGACAGGCTTGGATCTTAGGAACCCCTAAGGGTCACAACTTTTTTCATCAATTATTTCTTAAGGGCCAGCAAAATTCCAAGGAGTGGATAAGCTGGAGGCTTGGCACAATAGACAACCCAACGATCCCGGACCTAGAGGCAGAGCTTACCGATGCTCGCAAAGAGCTTCCGGATGCCGTCTACAATCAGGAATACCTTGGGGTGCCTGCTGATGATGGGGGCAACCCATTTGGAGTTGATGCAATCGAGGCATGCTTTGGTCCCGCAAGCAGCAAGGAAGCAATCTGGTTTGGTTGGGATTTAGCTAAAAGCCATGACTGGACATGGGGGGTTGGATTAGACGAAAACGGCTGCCAATCGGTTAACATTAGATTTCAAAAACCTTGGGCAGAGACTAAGGAGAGCATTATTAAGGCAACAGATTATGCTCCTGCCTTAGTGGATTCAACCGGGGTAGGCGATCCGATCGTTGAAGATTTAATTGCTGAGGGCAATAACTTTGCCGGGTTTAAGTTTAGCTCGACCAGCAAACAATCCTTGATGATGGGGCTCAGGGCTGCTATTCAGCAAAACAGAATAAGGTTTTTTGATCCGGCTCTAAAAGCAGAGCTTGAAAGCTTTAGTTATGAATATATGCCGGGGGGTGGTGTTAAGTATTCGGCTCCAGAAGGCATGCATGATGATGGGGTTATGGCTTTAGCCTTAGCAGTTGAAAAGATGAGGCAAGGCAATACAGACGGCATTATTAGATCAACAAAAGGCTTTAAAATCGGACACAACAGCACAATCCCATCGAGAGGAATAGGTTTTTAACATGCCACCAGAAGCAGCCAAAAAGAAGGTAGCTCGCAAAGCTCCAGCAAAGAAAAAGATTGATGAGCGGATAATAATGCCATCATTCCGGGAAAAGTTTCACCCCTTCCTAAATGAGAAACTAGACCCGGCTCAAGTCCGTGGCTTGCTCCAATCTGCTTTCTCTGGTGATCCTCAAAGCCTTAACGATCTTTACGTTATCATGGAAGACACTTGGCCCCGGCTTGCCAAGAACCTTCATGAGATTAAGAAAGCGGCATCAAGGGCTGACTATATAGTTCAACCTTTTGCCGATCAGGGCGAAGAGCCCAGCCCAGAAGCTCAGGACAAAGCTGAGTTTATCCGCAAGATCATTGATGACATGAGGCCTGTGCCTAAGCGGAATGAAAATGGCTTTGAAGACATGATCTACGACCTTTGCGATGCTATAGGCAAAGGCATATCGGTTCAGGAAGTCCTCTGGGATTTTAAGGATGGCTACATTTGCCCCAAGTCAACTTACTGGGTGCATCCTCAGTTTTGGGGATTTGATAGCTCAGGCATTGAAATTATGCTGCGAAATATCGATGGTGTTGGCAGTCGTGGCCACATGGAAATGCCGGATGATAAATTTTTAGTAGGTCGATATAAAACAAGATCAGGGAACCCGCTCACCTACGGTTTTTCTAGGGTTCTAGCTTTCTGGTGGTCTGGAATGATTTTCGGTCGCCAATGGCTAATGCGTTATGCACAGATTTTTGGAATTCCTCTGCGTGTCGCTAAGTATGGCCGCAATCTTAGCGATGGTGACAGAAATAGCCTTGAGGCTTGGCTTAGGGACCTTGCTGCAGCGGGTTATGCAATGATCCCGGAGGGGTCTGAGGTTCAGCTTCTAGAGGCTTCTAAGGGTGGATCTGATAACCCACAGAACCACCTAATTGATGTAGCCGACAGGGTTTGCGACATTCTTATTCTTGGTCAGACTTTAACAACGGACGTGGGTGATTCAGGCTCTAGAGCCCTTGGGGATGTCCATGCAGCAGTCCGGCAGGATAACCTAAGAGACGCTTGTGATTGGGCTGCTCAAAACGTCAACGATCAGATCATTCGCAAGGCGATTGCATTTAATTATGGCAACACGGATGAATTGCCCTACCTGCAAACCAAATTCGAGTCAGCGGAGGATCCTGTTCAAATGGCTACCCGTGACCAGATTCTTATTAGCATGGGCATGGACCTGCCTAAGGATCAGATATATGAACGGCACAAAATTCGCATTCCGGAAACAGGTGAAGACGTTATTAGTCCTCCTGCCGCACCTGACCCGTTTCTTGGGAAGGGACCAATCAACGCAGAAGAACCCAGAGCGGGGTTAAACAATCCATTCAGATTGCCTAAAGGGGATAGCAAAAAGTTCGGGGTGTATGTAAAGAACGAAAAAGGCAACACTGTCTTGGTTAAGTTTGGAGATCCCAACATGGAGATCCAGCGGGACAGTGATCAAAGCCGGTCTAATTTTAGAAGCCGCCACAACTGCGATGACCCCGGTCCAAAATGGAAGGCGCGTTATTGGTCATGTAAAATGTGGGAAAAGGGAAAAACGGTGCAAGATGTTTTAGATGCTTCGGACTGGTCTGGCGAGGTTGTCGAGGATGATTGCGAATGCTGTAACCCTTCAAAGGTAGAGGCAATGGATATACCCACACAAAATGACAGGCTAACAGATTCAGTGATGGAAGGCCTAACAGGGGTTAACGCTGAGTGGCTTGGCCCGGTTCGCCCTGTCTTCGATAAGATGATTTCTCTGGCACAAAGTGATGAGATCAGCGACCAACAGCTTGCTGAAGCGGTCGAGAAACTTTCAGAAGAAATGCCAGAGCTTTTCGATCAGATTAATCATGACGCATTGCAAACAGCCCTTGAGGAAGCAATGGGGGCAGCTGCTGCTAATGGAGCCTTTGAAAGGCTAAACGATTTTAATATGGAAAACCCGGATGCAGATTAGCATCGAAGTTTCCGAATCTGAGATCCTCAAGAAGCTTTCAAGCCCGGAGGAATATACTGCTGCCCTAAAAATAGGCGCAACAGAAGTAAGCCAATTGCTTAAGGCTCATTACATAGAAAAGGGAAGCAAAGAGCCTAATCGCTTAGGCGGCAAACGAACTAACTTTTGGGCTCAGATTTCTGAGAGTGTGCAGACTCCTTTTATTCGTGGCTTTGAAGCAGTGGTAAGCATTCTTGATCCTCGCATAGCTCAAAAAATATACGGTGGCCCAATTAGAGCAAAGCGAGTGCGTTACTTAACGATCCCAATCAGCAAGGAAGCATACGGCAGAAGAGCCAGAGAATTTTCTGATGAGGTCGCACCTCTCTTCCCCATAAAATCAAAAAAGGGAAACAGACTTTTAGTTTCTAGGGTTGACGGGGACATTCAACCGCATTATTTGCTAAAAGAAGAAGTTAACCAGAAGCCTTGGCCGGGTTCGTTACCTTCTGCGGAACAAATTAAGGAAGCCTTCAGTAAAGGCTTAAAATTATTCCTGCAATTTGGCAGATCATAAATGATTAACTTTGCAAAGATCCAAGCCAGCTATGGCAACGAGATCCACATTAACGGGGAGCCACCTGCCGACATCCAATGGATGCCACCCGGCGAACATAGCATTGTAGCATCTAAAGATGACAAGCCTACTAAGCTTACAGTTGAAGTAAGCGAGGAGATTGTTGAGGCTCTAAATAAATCCCTTGAGGAAATTAAAGCTCAAGGATTCGACGCATACATTGACTTCAACCATAACGATGAAAATGCATCTGGATGGGTTGAAGGCTTTTTTTGGGGCGGTGATGATCCCGGCACCGGAGGCATCCGGGCTAAGATCCGGTGGTCACATGAAGGGGCCGAGGCCCTGAAAGGCGGCAGCTACAAACGCTTTAGCCCCACCTTTCTTACTGATGCCAAGGGTAAAGTCATTGGCACAACCCCTAATGCCGGGGGCTTAGTTAATAGACCAGCTTTCAGGTCCATTGCCGCAGTCATGGCAGCAAAGGACATTAATGAAACAGATTTGCGGTTCGTATCGGCCTCAGAAATGCCTGATAAAGAACGCAAAGAAGAAACGACAAAAGGTAATAAAATGCCAGATTACGAAGATAAAATCAAAAAGCTAGAGGCCGAAAAGGAAGAACTGATGGCCACTATTAAGGACATGAAGGCCAAGTATAAGGCCGGAATGGAAGAAAACGAGAAGATGAAGAAAGAGGCCAAGGCGCGTGACGTTGCTGACCTTGTTTCATCTGCTGTTAAGGACGGCAAAGTTGCTGCCAAGGATGACAAAGCTATCAATGCGCTCAAGGCTGTAGCCGAAGGCAACATGGTAGCCGCCAAGGATCTTGTTGAAGCTATGCCTGTTTTGGCTAAGGCTCAAGAAGTCCTAACTGGTCGCATCACCCCAGCAAACCCTGATCAGGTGGCTGCAAAAAAGCCTTCTGAAGTCATGCACAATGTAATCGCTGAGATCATGGCAAAAAATCCTGCCATCTCTGGCGAAGACGCTTTTCGACTGGCCCGTGAATCAAAGCCAGAAGTTTTCAACTCTTAATAAAGGAATCTAAATGCAATACGGAATCTCAAAAGATAAGTTGCTCGTTACGCTTGAGGCTAACGAAGATCAAACAGCCAAGGAAGGTTACGCAGTTAAATTTTCAAGCGGAAAAGCTGCCCTTCAAACATCAGATACAGCCGTTGACACATGCGGAGTAATCACTGACGGTGCGGAATCCGGGTCCAAAAGCAGCGTTGCTTTGGCCGGGATTGACGCAGTTGTTTACGTGAAGCTTCACAGCACTGCTGGAACTATAAATGCCGGAACTTTTCTTGGCACACACACCAATGGAACTTTCAAAGCCACCGCCAGCAGCAAAAACTCTGTTGCCCAAGCTTTGGAAACTGGAGCAAACAATGCCTTGATTAAGGCTCGTTTGCTTAATGTTTCTTCCGTCACTTCTTAATTTAGAAAGATATAAAAAATGAGCGCAATTTCTAGTGCATCAAGCAATCCTCTGTTGACGACCTATGCTCAGGCCATCATCCCTGACCTTGAGAGTGCAGCAGCTAACTTCATCTGCCCACAGGTTACGTCTCCATCTGCTCGAGCCCGTTATAAAATTTATGACGAGGTCAACTGCTGGCAGGCTTATGAAACACAACGTGCCATTGGTGGTCCGGCTAGCCGAATCCCTTGGTTGGCTTCTGATGGTCAACTAAACTTGGAGCCACATGCCTTGGAAAATCCCATTGATGATTTTGAGCGTGAAGACGCCGCTGATATCGTTGGGCTTCAGCAAAGCAAGGTTCGCTCCTTGGTAACTTCTGCCACCCTGTCGCACGAAAAGGATCTGTTCACCTATATCAAGGGAGCTGTATCTGCTGAGTCCGGCAAGGGAACGTGGAACTCAAGCACTGATCCTATCGAGCAGCTTGACGAGCAGCTTGTTGACATCGAGACCGCACTTGGTCGCCGCCCTAATCGCATCCTGATGGGGACATTGGCTTGGCAGATCCTGCGTAATAACGCCAAGACTCAAGCTCGTTTTAAGAGCGGATTCGCCAGCATCACCCGTGACATGATCAGCAACGTTCTTATCTTCCCTGTGGAGATCCAGATCGGTGGCCTCATGTATAACGCAGCTCAGCCCGGAGCAACCAAGAACAAGACCCGCAATGTCGGATCTGACGTCTTCTTGTTTTATGCTG